CCCAGCAGCCCCTGACCCAATTACAACTTTACCAGGTGCTACAAACTTATCTGAAATTGCGGATATTGAATATATTCAAAAGAAATTATTAACGGCTCTTCGTGTACCTAAGGCTTTCTTAGGATTTGAAGAAGTGGTTGGTGATGGTAAAAATTTATCATTACAAGATATTAGATTTGCTCGCACGATTAATAGAATCCAAAAGAGCATGATTCAAGAACTTAATAAGATTGCTATTGTGCATTTATTCTTATTAGGATTTGAAGACGAACTTTCTAACTTTACATTAGGTTTAACAAACCCATCTACACAAGCTGATTTGTTGAAGATTGATGTATGGAAAGAAAAAGTTCTTCTTTATAAAGATTTAGTTGCCGACCCAGGAAATGGTATTCAAGCAACTTCATCTACATGGGCGAAAAAACATATTTTTGGATGGTCTGATGAAGAAATTAGATTGGATTTACAACAACAAAGAATTGAAAGAGCGGTTGGTGAAGAACTTAAAGCGACTCCGACAGTTATTACAAAAACAGGAATATTTGATAACATAGACAAACTATATGGTTCTACCACAGGAGGAACTGCCACTGCGTCAACGGCTACTCCACCACCAGCACCAGGAGGTGATTTGGGAGGTGGTGACTTAGGAGGTGGTGACTTAGGAGCACCTCCACCAGCACCGGCAGGAGAAGAAACGGTACCGCCACCGGCAGAGGGGGGAGAAGTGACACCAGAATCAAGAATGGATAATCTTAACATTTTAGTTGAAAACAACTTAATTGAGGGTAAATTATTTCTTGATTTAGGTCAAGGACAAGATTCTTTAGGAGAAATTTCAAAAGAACTTGATAAGTTGTTAGATTCATAATATTTATATGAAAACCATTAAAAATGACTTTCGGGCAAATAAAATCCATAATTGAAAATAGTTTAATTGAATCCTATAAGAACGAGGGGGAATTCAAGAAATCTTTAAGAGAATTCAAACACAACGTATTGAGTAATAAATCTATGTCAAAAATTTACTCATTGTACGACCAATTAAGTACTCCACAAGGATTGTCTGAGTCAGATGCTAAAGAATATTTAGAAGAAGGAGTAAATCTTATTCAAAAATTATTAGGAAGTATTAAGTTACCTAAAACACTTTCTGAATCAACGAATGAATATTCTGACATCGATACTTTAGTTTATTTAAATAAAATTAATTTATCTGAAAGAGTTTCTGCAAAGAAAAATATTATTAATATTTTAACTTCTGAAAAGAGAACTGTAAAAGAATCAATTAATATTCCAATTAAATCTATGGTTAATATTGCCAATCAAACTTTAAGAAACTATATTGAAAATTTAAGTGAGAATGATAAAAAAGAATTCTTCCAAATTATTTCCGAAGATACAAAAACTTTAGAAACAAAATTTGAAACACTTAGAGAAAGTACAATTAACAAATTAAATGTTATTTTAGAAAATGAAAAAGAATTTGAGGTGAAAACAAAAATTTCAGAAACAATTGATAGAATTAAAAATGAAAAGTTTGACCAACTTAACTTCTTAAAATTGAAAAACTTAGAAAACTCAATTTAATTTCTTTCTTTGAATATATTTCGCTTTTAAAATTTCGGTTCTTTTTAAGACCGATTTTTTTTTGTATTCTTTTCTCTCAAACAAAATTTGATTCTGCTTTGTCTTAATAACTTTAGACTTTAATGTCTTGAGAGATTTTTCTATGTTCTCTCCATTTTTAATTTCAACTATTAACATACTATAAAATATCTGCTTTTTTTCAAAAATTTTGACTATCGGATTTATATTCCTTATTTTTATAATAAATAAACCGAATAATATGAAAATTAATGAAAAAAGGGAAAAGTGTAAAGTTGAATCTTTATAATCCTATTAAATCAACCTACGGGACTGTAGATTCTAAAAACTTGAAATCTGTCTACATAAACATACAATCATGGGTGACCCCGAAATTTGAACATGACAATTGGAATAGGGTTGTTTGTAATTTAAGTAGAGAAATAAAACACTCAGTTTACAACTCAATAACAACTGAAATTTTCCAAGAAAAAAGCATCGTTGATTTAGATTTACGGACAAGTGGAATATCCCACGGAAAAAAGTCATTCTTTAACTTGGAGGTTAATCTCTATACAAATATAGAATTAGATTTTAAATCTCACGAAATTAAAGAATCCATTAAAAAAATTGTAAAAAACATCTTCAAAAATAACATTAATGAAAACAAATATTTTGATTTTTCAACATCAAAAAAAGAAACTAATCAATAAACTATCTATTATTGGATATTTATTTTAAAAACCTTGATGAAAAATCTTAGAATATTAGAAGCAAGTGAGCTTGGACATGGTATCTTGGTCGAAATGGATGCAGGATATGTTTCACCTAAAGACGAACATAATGCAAATATCTTAAAAGAAGCATCGAATTTGGATTATAAAAACCCATTTGAATTTTACGCTGTTTTACAAAAATATGATACGCCAAATAGAAACGGTAGATTCTATCCTAAAAGAATTTTAGAAAGAGAGGCCGAGAATTATAAAAAGACTATTGCAAAAGGTTTATCGACTTCAGAGTTAAATCACCCTGAATCTTCACTTATTGATTTAGATAGAGTGTCTCATATTATAACTGACATTTGGTGGGATAAGAATATCCTAATGGGAAAACTTAAATTATTAACATCTCCAGGTTTTCACGAAAGAGGGATTGTTTCAACAAAAGGAGACATTGCTGCAAACTTAATGAGACAAGGTGTTACTATGGGTGTTTCATCAAGAGGAGTTGGTTCTCTTAAAAAAGTTGGAGAAAGAAACGAAGTACAAGATGACTTTGAATTAATTTGTTTTGATTTAGTTTCTTCACCCTCAACACCAGGAGCTTATTTATTTTCAAATCCTGAAGATAGAAACAATTATGAAGAAAATTTAGATGAGGAAAGAAATCGTAAAGAATCAAATCAGTTTGCTGAGAAATCAGTTGACTTAATGAAAAAATTAAACGATTTTTTAGGAAAATAATTAAACATGGACGAAAAGTATTTTGTAGCAAAAATTCAGTACGATTTACCTGATGAAAATTCAGGAAAGATTAAAAAAATCAGAGAAGAAAAACTTGTTAAAGGTTTTTCGGTAACAGATGTTGAGGCGAAAGTTACAACAAAGTACGAAGGATTCACACACGATTGGAGAATAACTTCGGTATCTGAAAGTAAAATCGATGAAGTAATTGAAAAGTAATTTAATAAAAGTGGTCATTTGACCACTTTTTTTATTTGGTAGATATTTATCAAATAAAAAATATGAACTTTCAAGTCACATTCTCCGCAGGTACAGGTCCTGTTAATTCAAGTTTAAAAATAATTAACGCTTCATCATGGTCGACTTGTTTGGCCTATTGTGAAGGGACAGGTGTAGATATTAGTCAGATATGGTATTTGGGTAACACAGAAGTTGTTGTTAATGATGAAACAACAACAAATTGTTTTCAAGTAACATTAAAATCTAATACAACACAATTACAAAATAGTTATATGGTTTTTGATACAAGTTATAATACATTACAAACTTGGATAGGTGCTCAAACAAATAAAGTTGTTGCTAGTATTACTTTACAACAAAAAACTTACGTGGTAGTTTAATAAAAACTACTTTTTTTAGTTTTGACACTATTTATTAGTTAAATTAAATAATTTTTTAATGCAAGAAAATAAATCATTAGTACAAGAGGCGCTTATTCAAATGAGAAATGTTGAAGAGGCTATCGCCGAAAATGCAAAAGGAATACTTCATTCTACAATGAAAGAAGAAATCAATCAATTAGTAAAAGAATCTCTTTCTGAACAAGACGAGGTTGATTTAGATGCAGACATTGAAGACGACGTAGACACAGATGATGTGGATATGGACGTTGATATGGATGTTGATAACGACACAGAAGACATGGATATGGATGTTGATACAGAATTTGACATGGACTCTGAGGACGAAAGTCCTATAGATTTGACTGACGCATCTGACGAAGAAATTCTTAAAGTGTTCAAGGCTATGGGTGAAGAAGACGGAATCATCGTTAAAAAAGATGGTGAAGACATTCACTTAACAGACAACGACGCTGATACAGAATACTTGGTAAAGCTTGGTGAGTCTGAAGAAGATGAAATAAATATGAACGAAACAGACGAAATTATGAACCAAACAGAAACAGACGAGTCAGTACAAGACGTAATTGACGCAATTTTCTCTAAAAACGGAGACACATCAGAAGTAGATATCGAAGATATTGAATCAGATGATGAAATGATGGAATCAGATGATGATGAAGTTGTTTACGAAATTCATTTAGATGATGAAGATGAAATGATGGAATCAGATGATGAAGAGTTAGACGAATCAGATGATGAAGAGTTAGACGAATCAGATGACGATGATGAAATGATGGAATCGTATCAAGATGAAGATGAAATGATGGAATCAGATGATGATGACGAAGAAGAGGAACTTGACGAAGATGAAGAATCTATTGACGAATCTTATAACCACAGAAGAGCGGTTAGAGAAGGTAAATCAACAGTTAAACCTAAAGGTGTTGGAATTGGCTCAGGACCTAAATTCACTTACAAAAATAAAGCTGCAGGTGGATTTAAAGAGGACAAAAAAGAAGGTCCTAAATCAGTAGGTACTGGTAAAGCAAAATTCGAATACAAGAAAGGTGCTAACATGGAAGGAAAATCTAAAGTTGTTAAAGCTGAAACTAAAGAAGGTTATGGCTCCAAAAAACATGAATTCAAACGTAAAAAGGTTGATGGCGTAGAAAAGAAAGCTGGCACGAAAGATGGCCACTATAAAGACTACGAAAAAACAGAGACTAAAGAAGCGGCAAGAACTTATGGATTTGGTTCAAAAGAAGGTAGAGGTTTAAGAAAAGGAATAACTAACAACAGAAATTACGTTTATAGTAATAATGGTGTTAAAGTAGAATCTACACAAGCAGAAGTTAGTATGTTGAGAGAAAAGAACGAAGAGTATAGAAAAGCATTAAATATTTTCAGAGAAAAATTAAATGAAGTTGCTATATTCAATTCAAATTTAGCTTATGCTACAAGATTGTTCACAGAACATTCAACAACTAAAAAAGAAAAAATAAATATCCTAAGAAGATTCGACGGAGTTGAAACATTAAAAGAATCAAAAAATCTTTATAAATCAATTAAAGACGAATTATCAAACGGTGACACACAATCAATTACTGAATCAGTTGAAACAAAATTAAACAAACAAGTTTCTACAGGTTCATCAGTTAATCTAATTGAGTCTAAGACATACGAAAATCCACAATTCTTAAGAATTAAAGATTTAATGTCTAAGTTATAAGATTAATAAAAATAAATAAAACAAAACAAATATTTTAAAATGGGAGCATTATTAGAATCAGGTCTTGTTGGTAACATCGGTCTTAAGCACCTTAAAGTTATCAAAGAAGATACAATCAACAAATGGGACAAATTAGGCTTTTTAGAAGGTCTTAAAGGTCACATGAGAGAAAACGTAGCTCAACTTTACGAAAACCAAGCATCATTTTTAATCAATGAAGCATCATCTACATCTGATACAGGTGCATTTGAAACAGTTGTTTTCCCTATCGTTAGAAGAGTATTCTCTAAATTATTAGCAAACGATATCGTTTCAGTACAAGCAATGAACTTACCAATTGGTAAATTATTCTACTTTGTACCTAACATTCAAGATTATGTAGATGGTGGCGGTGGTCAAAATGACAACACTGGTATTCATTATCCTCCTTACGGAGCACCTAACCAAGAAGTTGGTCAAACACCTAACACTGGTTATGACTACAACGTGGGTAGAGACCTTTATGACAGATTTTATGAAGGTAACGAACCAGCATTAGACCCTCCAGGTTTATATGACTATTCTAAAGGTCAGTTCTCAGCTATCACAGGTACTGCAGTAACTGCACAATGGAATAACACAACATTAAACTTAGACCCATACGATTATGCTTTAACTGATTACAGAAAAGTATTAGTTATCATGTCAGGTTTCGCATCTAATGGAGCTGGTAAATTAATCGGTCCTGATGGTCAACCAATTGATAACGAATCATTCTTAGCTGATTTGACTCTTTATGGTATTGGTACTAACACAACTACATCTGGTACAACTAGAGGTGGTGGAGCTGGTCCTTACTTATTCAGAGTTGTAACTCAAAGATATGGTAAAGGTATCGTTCAATACGGTAACAACAATCAAACATTAGTATTCCCTGACTCTAAAACAGGTGGTGGTCAATATGACAACATTTGTGACGCTCAAGGATTCATCTATTTAGAAGTTGATTTACAAGTTCCAGTATGTATTACTTGTGGAGGTTCTATGGACGGTTACACAGGTTCTACTTTCTCTTCTTCAACTGCAAACAACAACGCGTTTGTTCCAGTTTACAGAATTTACAAGAACTTAGAATTCGAAGATAGAATTGGTGAGGTTTCATTTGACTTAATGTCAGTAACAGTTTCTGTAACTGAAAGAAAGTTAAGAGCACAATGGTCTCCTGAAATGGCTCAAGACGTTGCGGCATTCCACAACATCGATGCTGAAGCTGAATTAACAGCATTATTATCTGAGCAAGTTGCTGCAGAAATCGATAGAGAAATCTTAAGAGATTTGAGAAAAGGCGCGGCTTGGAACTTACGTTGGGATTACAACGGATGGAAAAGACTTGGTACAGCTGCAACAGCTTACACACAAAAAGACTGGAACCAAACGTTAATCACAGCAATCAACCAAATTTCTGCACAAATCCATAAGTCTACCTTAAGAGGTGGTGCTAACTGGATAGTTGTTTCTTCTGAAATCAGTGCTATCTTTGATGACTTGGAGTATTTCCACGTTTCAAATGCAGCTCCTGAACAAGACCAATACAACATGGGTATTGAAAGAGTTGGTACATTAGCTGGTAGATACCAAGTTTACAGAGACCCTTACTTCCCACCAAACCAAGTGTTAATGGGACACAAAGGAACTTCTTTGTTAGATACAGGTTATATCTACGCACCATACGTTCCGTTACAACTTACACCTACAATGTACAATCCGTTTAACTTCACACCAATCAAAGGTATCATGACTAGATACGCTAAGAAGATGGTGAACAACAGATTCTACGGTAGAATTACAGTTGATGGTGTA